ATGATTGATGCTGTTAATGCCCAGCTTATGCGCGAAAGCAATTCAGCAATGCCTATTTCAAACTCTAGTAGAACTAAAGTAACACGAGGCCGTGCGGCTTCCTTTGATGATTAATCAAAGAAGTCGAGACTGTCTTTTGTTGCTGTCACAGTATTAACAAGGGAGAACTGATATGACTGCTACTGCAAATCCAGACGGTCTTCGCCCTTCACGCATCCGTGGTGGTTCACCAAATAGTGCTGGTGCAAATGAGTATCCAATTGCTTCAGGATACAACAGCAATATTTTCAATGGTGATATCGTTACAAATGCTGCAGGGTATGTAAATGTTTTAGCTACAACCACCGATAAGGCAATGGGTGTCTTTATTGGTTGTCGCTATGTTGTCAACGGGGAACCAAAGTGGTCCGATTTCTGGACTGCTGGTGTTTCAGCTTCCGATGCTTATGCAATGGTAGTTGATAACCCACAGGCAACTTTCGTCGTACAGGCTGATGCTTCATGCTCAATTGGTGACATTAACTCACAAAACTTCCAAGTTGCACTTGGCGCAGGTTCAACCGTTACTGGTCGTTCAGGTTTCGCACTAGCTGCGTCTACCCGTACAACCGGCAGCGCAATGCTTCGTCCAATTGCTGTAGTTGATGAACCCGGTAATAACATTAATGTTGCTGCCGAACGTGCCTTCCCTAAACTTGAGGTTCGTATTGTACGCCACGTTGATGCGTACATTTCAGCCGACGCTTCAGCTAACTAAGGAGGGTTAACAAATGGCTATCAATAGAGCTAGTATTGCAAAAGAACTACTTCCCGGTCTAAACGCCATCTTTGGCATTGAGTATGGCAGCGTCGATGACGAACATGCCCCACTCTTTGAGACTGAAAATTCAGATCGTGCATTTGAAGAGGAAGTCCTATTCACTGGCTTCGGCACTGCCCCAACAAAGGGCGAAGGTGCTTCAGTCCAGTACGATCAGGCACAGGAAGGCTACACTGCTCGTTACACACACGAGACTGTAGCACTTGCATTTGCCATCACTGAAGAAGCAATGGAAGACAATCTTTATGATACGTTCTCCAAGCTTCGTGCACGTGGTCTTGCCCGTGCAATGGCTAACACCAAGCAGGTCAAAGCCTCCGATGTTTTCAACAACGGTTTCACTGGTGGTTCCTATGCAGGTGGCGACGGCGTTGCCCTATTCTCTGCTGCTCACCCAACCATCAGCGGCAACCAGTCCAACGTAATTGGTGCTTCTGATCTAAGTGAGTCTTCACTAGAGGCTGGTCTAATTGCCATCTCTAAGATTAAGGACGACCGTGGTATTCTAATCGGTGCACAGGCAGTTTCACTGCACGTACCAACCGATCTAGTATTCACCGCCGATCAGGTTCTTAACAGCACGATGTCAACCACAATTGGCGTTAACCCAACCACCGCCACAAACGGTGCAACTAACGTCAATGACATCAACAGTATTCGTAATCAGGGTATGGTCCCCGGTGGTTTCTTTGTAAACCGTCGCTTTACTGATACGAATAACTGGTTCCTTAAGACCGATGTGCCTAACGGTACAAAGATGTTTGTCCGTGCACCTCTTGCTACCAAGATGGAAGAGGACTTCGACACAGGCAACCTTCGCTTCAAGGCCCGTGAGCGTTATAGCTTCGGCTGGTCTGACTGGCGCGGTTTCTTTGGCGCAAACCCAAGCTAATAAATTTAGCTAGGTAAACAAGAAGGAGAAGGGGTGTTACGAAAAGTAATATCCCTTCTCTGCTTTGTTTGTGCTAACTAATGCGATATAATGTAATGAATATCGCGCAAATGATTGAGGAACATTATGGCATCAAATATTAGAGTAGGTTTTGTAACTGGCAGCGGCGCAGTACTTGATACTGTAAGCAGTGTTACTGTTACCGACACAAGACTTCACGCAGTTCAATCTTCAGGCGTTGGTACGTTTCTAATTACAGGAACTGAAACTGATGTTTATGGCACAGTAAACGGAAACAATATCAAGTATGTTAATACAACAGCTACTGATGTTAATGATGTTTATCTTCCCGGCCTTGGCGTAAGAATGTATGGTCCAGTAAAAGTTTCAGCGCCAACTTCAACTGCTACTACAACGGTTTTCTATGGCTAATTATACTTACCTTGTTGGAGATATTATAGCTGCTGCAGAGGATGACTCTACAGAGTTTTATAATTATATTCCTAATATGGTTAATCGCGCTGAAGAGCGATTGACAAAAGACCTTGACGACTATGGCTTGGTCACGTATACATCTGTTGCAGTACCTGCAGGTAACAACAAGGTAACACTTCCTTCAGGAACTCGTATTGTTAAGAATGTAAATATTACAAGCAATGGTTCCAAGATTAATCTTCTTCAGCGTACCGATGAATTTATTAATGACTATTGGCCTGTATCTGCTTCAACGTCAGAGCCAAAGTATTACGCACGAAGAAATAACACAACAATTTTAATTGCACCAACACCCGCCTCTACAGTTAACGGTGAGATTGTTCATGTTAACAAACCTACCGCACTGACTTCAGCAAACCAAACTAATTACTTTAGTGATTACGCATATGATCTTTTGTTCAATGCGTCAATGATTGAGGCTATGTTATTCATGAAGAACTATTCACAAGTAGGGACTTATCAAAATGTCTACAATCAAATCTTGGATTTGCAAAGGAACCAAGCTCGTCGTACAAGGCGCGACGACATGCAGTCGCCTTTTTCTCCGGCTGGTGGCGACAATACAATCATTCCCAATGCGAATTAAAAAGTTTTACAGGAGAAAGTAAATGGCTGTTACTGCAAAAATTGCTCGTGAAATTATTAAGTTTGCCGGTTCAAAGGGTAAAGGTGAAGCCGTAAAGAAGTACGGCGATGAAGCTGTTAAGGATGCTAAAAAGAATATGCAGCGTGATGCACGTGAAGCTTATAAAAAGAAGGAACGTGCAAAAAAGAAAGGTGCTTCAGCCCCAAGGCAAACACCTACTGGTACACGCAAAGCACGTAAAGTTTCACCTAAAACTTCAAAAGCTGAAGCTCGTGAAGAACTTGGAAAAGGTATGCGTGGTCGCCCTGAAGATGCAGAGACAACAGTTATGGGTTCACGTGAACGAGGTAAGGTTGTTAAGAAAGAAGATATGACTCGCAAACGTGCACGTGATATGATTTCTAAACAAGAGAATGAAACAGGTGAAGAGTTTATGCGTCGTATGGGACGTGAAGCTGAACAGGGTGGTGTAGGTACTGGCCGTAAGTTTAGTGAAGGTGATCCCGGTTACGCTCGTGAGCAGATTGATTCTATGATGCGTGGTGAGTATGGTTCACCTGAAGAAACAACTAAAGATGTTCTTGAGATGATGGGAGAAAGTATTGGTCGTCGCAAAAAAGGTGGCAAGGTAGCTAAGAAATCTTCTAGACCTCGTGGTGTAGGCTGTGCAATGCGTGGCTATGGCAGAGCAATGAAAGGTACAAAGTAATGAAAAAGACAAAACGTAATTATGCAAAGGGTGGGCTTCTTTCTCATCTTTCACCTGCGTATGCTTTAGCAAAGGGTGGTCCTGAAAATGTACTATCAGCATTTAGTCCTGCTTACATGATTGGTAAAAAACTTTTTAAGTCAGGTGAAAAAGAACCTGAAGTTATTAACATGACCAAGAGTAAAGATTTTAAAGTTGGTGATGAATTTAATACAACTGGTAAGTTTAAAAAAGGTGGTAAGGTTGGTAAGCCTCGTGGCTGTGGTGCTGCACAACGTGGTTATGGCCGAGCAATGAAGGGTTCAAAGTAATGCCTAAAGGAAAACTTTTAAAAGAAGGTTTTAAAGTATTAAGAACTACTGCTAAAAAAGCAGGTTCAAAAAAAGCTGCAGATACAGCAACACGTAAACAGATGGGTAAAGAACTTACTGATCTAGGAACACCTGCCTCAACTGCTGCAACTAAAAGTCCCAACATGGGGGAGTATGCAAAAAAAGAATTACCTGAATATAAAAAGACTGCATATTCAATGGGGCAAAAAGGAAAAGCTTTAAAGAAAAAAGAAGATCAGCTTCAAACAATGCGAAATAAAGCTGATAGTATGTTGGGAACAGATCGTATTAAATACCTTTCAGAAAATAAAGAAAAGATGGATATGTTAAAGGCTTCAATTACAGACATGAAGCGTAGAGATATTGTTGCTAAAAAAGGAGGTGGTCCAGTGGATTACAGTACAAGTAAAGCTAAACCTAAAAAGAAACCTACACC